CCGGCAAGCGCAGGTTGGGTGGAGTGAATGTGGTCGAGGAGGTAACCCATGGAGGCAAGTTCGAGCTCACCGAGGTAATCCCAAAGATGGTCGCCGAGGAGGTAGGTGCTCCGGAGCTCGGAAGCGTAGGAGGCGATGACTAGGTGTTCCTTCTCGAGGGCCTGGGCGTGAAGAAGCTTGAGGAGCATGAGCCACGGGTTGCGGAAGGACCCTCGAGCAGTCAAGAAGTACCCACAGAAGTCGGCCAGCTCAACGTAGAAGGTCTTGGAAACCGTTCTGACCCAACGACTGTGATGAGACCAACCAGGGTGTTCGATGAGGCGTGCGTTAACGGCCATGTCATCACCACCAAAAAGAGCGAAGGCGGTGATGCGACCGTACTTGAGAGTGGTCACGGCGACGTTGTAGCAGGTATTGAAGAAGAAGGTCCCGGGTTCTCCAGTGTCTCGGGCAATGGCTTTGACACCAATGAGACGGCTGAATTGCTGGGACTTCCACTTCGCGTAAACCTCCAAAAGTGCTTCTGGGACCCCGTAGTGGCGAGCGAGGGCCAACTCCATCTGCAGACTTTCGCCTCCTTGGGTGGAATCGAAGGCAGAAAAGTCGTTGATGGTGTTGACGCGACCGTCGATCCAGTTGGCACGGACCTTCTCCGAGAGCTGGGTGGGAGTGAGGCCCATGTTCAGGACAATGTTGTCAGGGAGGGTGCGGTTGACTTGATGGACGAGGTACCTGACCATTGGACCGATGCTCATGATAATCGCTTCATGGCAAGTCGCAAGCGTTTGACCAGGCTTGAACTTTGGAAGGTCAAACGCTTCGAGCTTGGTTTTGGCCTGCGACTTAACCCAGTTCTCGACCTCCTGCCAAGACTTGTCGGGGTCGGCTCGTTCGTCATTGTTGAGGTGAGCGGCGAGAGACTTGTCGTGACGTTTGACTTCCTGCTCTTTGATGCAGGCGAGGAAGAGTGGGAGGTCAAACGGCTGGGGCTCCTCGGGGATTTGAAGGGTGGTGGCGAGAGCGTCAAAGAGCACGTGACCATTGGTGGCGCCGCGCTTGAGCTCCTCGACGTTCCGTTTCAGAGACGAACCCTTGAGGCGCGCTTTGAAGGTCGCGGCCGTGAAAACACCGTCTCTGGCAGACTGTAGAGGGAAGACGCTGAGGATACCGTCAGGCCGAACGTCGTCGTAACAAGCGGACTTTCCCTCACTGGACTGGTGCTCGCGCAACTCGGTGTGACGTGGTTCCGGCCACACCAAGTTGACGATGGCAGTGAGAGAGAGGATGGGGAGGTGGGTCTTGAGGACCTCGCGGGTGTAGG